AGGTTAAGGCAAAAGGTGTAAACCATCTAGTTTACTATACACTTCAACCGATCTCGAGCGGGCGGCGAGAGAGATCCGGGGAAATGGTCGAGTTCTGCCACGGGCTGACCTGTGTCTGCGGGTTAGGCACCTCCGAGCGGAGATCCCACGATGCGTTACGCAGGCTCTGGCCCACCGTGTTGACGCCGATGAGGTGACCTGCATTCAGGAAGTTCTTGCCGGAAATATCACCAGCGCCCTGAGGGTTCATCTGAGCCCACGTCGAGTTCGGGTCATTCGGCAGGAGCTCCTGAGGAGAGAGCTGGTTCTTCGGGTAGCAGTTCGCCGGCTTCTCGGCCGTCGCGAACGGCATCGGGCTAGAGCCGAGGTTCTCGAAGCCCTCCGCGGCAGCAGCGTGTGCGTTGTTACCAACAATGTTCTCGTTGGCGTTAATGTTGCACTCGTCGTCGTTGGGCGCATTGAATGTACCGGCATTCGCGCCGTTCATAGATGCAGCGGCGGCATTGTTGTTGGCGTTATTCGCGTTGTTGCCAGCGTTGTTCTCGGCGTTGGTATTGCCGTTCTCAAAGCCCTCGAATTTACGACCCATAAGTCCTCCAAGCGTCGGGTCAATCATGTAAAACACACCTAGTGCGATCACGGCAATCATCACGGCCAAGATGATGTTTCGGGACTCCATATCTCTATCTATTTGCATTGGTAGTATTTTTTTACAGGCCGACGGATCTAATTGGATGCCTCGGATGTATCCGAATCGGAATCGCTCGCCCATTCGCTAAAAGCCGACTCCGTATCCGATAAATCGTAGGTTAAATGGAAATTAGCCGCCACTCCATCTGCAACCTCACGTGCGGCATCCGCTTCGCGATAGGCAGATCGGACACGTTCCTTCGCTGCGAGTTTCTCCCGTTTGAGCATATCCGGGTCCTTCAGACTAATTACACCAACCACATCATCATATGCAACGTCGGAGACCTCTTCTAATTCGGCGGCGCCTCGGCCAATACCGACCGCCGTCGCCGTCGCCGCCGACGTCGTCGCCGACATCCAGTCGAATTCGATGAGATTGTCGGCAAGGGCCACGCCGCGAAACAGGGGGCGAATCGTTGACCGGGAAATATGTAAAGCGGTTAACTCCAAGTCTATTGAACACGGATACGCGGATATAGTCGGGTCTATACTTACTAATGTATACGGACTCAACTGTATTGTATCGCCCGTCGTTATAAACCCCCAGTTAGGCGTAATAGCCTCGAGCGATTCGATGCTAGGGGCATTTTTAAATAGTTGACGATTCTTAGTCAATTCGAGCAATATACGACGCTGTAACGTCTGAAATACGGATTGATGTTCGAGCACAGGCGTAATAATATCCGCCCGCGAAACCGCCAAGCGTATCCCTAGCGCCATAGGTGCGCTTAACTGCACCTCGTACGTATCAGCATTGGCTCGTTTCGGCGCCAAAAACATATTTATGTAGCGTGCGATCTAGAACTCGAAAAAACTCCGCATCATATATTAAATGGCAGATCCAGAACAGCGAGATCGCTACGCCGAGGCGAGTGGTGATATGGTTTCGCACATTGGAGATAAGGTGTTAGCTGTTATGCGTACGCCCGAAAACCAGGCCCGGCTTCAATCGATTCTAGATCCTATTGTTAGCCATATCATAAACCGTGTGTTTCCCTACATTTTGCTGTCGGCCATCCTTTTCCTGATCTTATTCATATTAACTATCGGCACATTCTGGATGGTTATGCGCACATCGGTTCCGATATCAGCCACAATCGGTGGGGTCCTCGCAAAAGTTATAGCCGAGTAAATCGAATGTAGGACTATCCAATCCGGCGAGATACATTCCTCGGAATTTCAGGAGCGTTTCAGGTTCAACGTGCACCGAGTCCGAGCACGCCCATTTATCCCATTGTTTATCCCCCATCAACATCGCGTGCGTATCCATATTACCTACAAGGATCTCTATCGCCTTCATATACGGCAATTTATCATAGACTTTATAATGATTCAGCGTGTTTTCCAGACTGCCGCGATACTTAATCGCCCAATACGCCGACCTGTACTGTAGATTGACGCATCCCACAGTATAATCGCATCCCATTAGCACGCACATATCCACGAATTGATTGTAAGTAAACTCAGCGGCGCCCAGAATAGTCGATAAACTGTAATGCTTCCAGCCTGATAAATCACCGGGTAAAGCGTAGGAGTCCGGTACGAGCAATGTCTCTACGCCGCGTGTGAGCAGATCAAAGTCGTTGCTAATAACCGCCGCGAGTTCGCCGCGTTTAGAGAAATAGGCGAGGACATTGTCGGCCTCACCGGTTGCATTGTACGAACTTATGCCGCAGGCATAGAAGAGTTGCTTCGCTAAATCGCGCTCATCCGAGGTGAAGTAACTCGTATTAAGTTCTAGTGTGTGGAGCGCACTGCTCACGATTTCGCGCTTCTCCTCTGGCACGTTGATTGTCGCGAGTTCGAGTATGAGTTGCTGCTTCTTAATTTCGGAACGCGCGCGCACAGCTGTGCGTAACTTGAGCGCCTCGCGTTTCTCTTCGGGCGGCTTGCCGTCGAAGATGGGCACCGGAAGAATGTTGTATTTCTTACAGGCCGCTATCAATCTGCTGATATAGAGCATAGGCGACTGCCGCTGCGCCTTCGCCTTGTATAACAGGCCTAGAATGTCGATGCCTACTTTTTTTCCTGAGTATAATTGCCAATTGGGCTCCTGTACAGTTTGTGCTGCAGCCCAATGTATCCATCCTGTCAATCCGCGGATGCCCATTGTGTTATAAATCTTGAGGGGCCGATGGACCCCTGGGCCTCATTTCATTTTTTGCGCCGTTTTGCGGGGCGGGGAGGGGGAGCGGGCGGGAGGGAGCGACATCTGCAAGGACAGGGGTTCCACGCGGACAGTTGTGCTATACAAATGTTCGAGATGCGGACCGGCCAGAGTGCATAGTACGTGTGTCCGTTCCTCGGCCGTCGTACCGTTGCCGAATGTCCATAGAAAGTGGATGTGCGGCGCGAGGGCGGCCTTGAGAACATAATACGCGAATACGTTCGTGTTTTCCACCCAGCGCTCATCGGCGCGCGCCAGAATCTGGCCGGCCTGATAATCCTGCCAGGCGCGCTGCGCTTCCCACGGCACATTATGCCATCCGCACCACAACCACTCGGCGTACAATTCGGTCCAGGCTTCGAATAAGTGCGGAGAGAGTATGTCGGATTTCTTGAATTTCCAACACGCCAACGGTTTATTCGGCATTTCCCAGTCCCATTTCATCGCGTGTATAGTCTCGTGGATTATGACACGATCGTACTCCTCGCTCCGATAGATAAATATTTCGGGTTCGCCTGGGGCAGCGAATCCGCCGTTTACGTTGCGGCGCGACGGCCATTCGTCGACGGCCAGCGTCCGCGGATCGTCGCGCCACCATAGATGCACCGAGAATCCTGGCGGAGTTCCGAGCCAGGACAGCAACGCATCGACTTCGCGAATGATCTGTTCGCATATAGAATCGTCCTGTGTAAATAGGTACAGTACGCCGCGGCTTAGCGGACAGGCGCATTTCCAGGCGTGTGTGCGCGGATCGTCGGTATACTCTGCAATAACGCCTTCATCCCACGTCACTGGTAGCAACTTTCTTTTTACGTGGAGCTGTTCGGCGTTTGACAGGGGCTTTGGCAGGAGCGGCTGCTGCGACTGCGCCGCCTGGAGCTGCTTCTCCGTCGCCGATCGGCGTAACAGGTCCCACGCAGACCCGCTCATTTGTTAAAGCGGCCGGTTTTTCTACATCGCGCGTTTTATTAAGACGAATCGTTTCGAACAAATTCAAGAAGGCCGATTCAAGCGAGAGGGGCGTACGATACGACGTATGCGGTTCGGCACACGACAACGAGGCCATAGCCTTCCAAAAAATCGAGGGTTCTAACATATGTGCATTGCGCTGCACTGCTGACGCGCAGCTATCGACGATCTCGGGACCTGTTTGGCATAAACTGAGTGCCTGG